GACTTCACACATTATGAAGGCTCGAGTGAGAACATCTTTCGACTTATTAAAAACGGTTTACTAAAATACGATATCGAAGTAGTACCAGTTTATATTATGAGAGATCCTATTCAGAGGAGTTGGTCTTCTTGGAATATGATTGGAGGAGGTAAAATTCCAAATCGGTCGTTAGCTTCACGATTTGTCATGAGCAATTTCATATCATGTAAATATAAAGAAACTATCGAAGCTTTGGACAGTGTGTTCGCAAATCCGCTCTACTTCTTTTATGAGGATTTTTTTACTCAAACCAATATCAATCAGATATGTGACGAGTTAGAAATTTCTCGACATCCAGCAGAATGTGATAATAAAGCAGGAGCTTCTTCCTATAAGAAAATGCCAAACAGTTTCGTCAAGGCTTTTGGTAAATCTTTAAAGAATAAAGAGGCTGCTAAATATGTTTTTGAAAGATTTGAAAATGTACCATGGAAACTCGAGGATTATTCGTAGATCTACTCTCGATGAAGATATTCGCTTAACTTTTCTTGAAGGTTTAAATAGGCATACGAACATGCATTACTTTGATCGTAATGCGCCTACAAATAAAACAGATGAAGCTGTGCTTGAATTTCTCGACAGAGAACAGTTTAATTGTAACAAAACTCATATTGAATATTGGTATCAGGCGTATAAATCTTCTGGAGATTTGTGGCCTCATGTAGATTTTAATGAAAAGCTTCGGCACAGAATTGAGGCTGGAGAAAAGTTGAAACCAGAAGAATTAATGTCTCCAATTACCATATCGTGTTACTTAGAAGCAATCGATCTTGAAGGCGGAGAATTTTGTATTTCTGAAAGAAGTTGGTTAGACTATGAAAAAGAACTGAGCCCTCCGGAAGTTTTAAAAGAAGAATTGTTAAAATATACACACGAGTCTTTTCAACCTACCGAAGGTGCGGTCTTATACTTCGAAGGCAGTCGATACTACCATTGGGTCAATGAAATCAAAAGCGGCTCTCGCAAGAGCATACTCATCAATTTCTGGGACAATTGTAGTCTTAACTCCACTTCGCCCAATTAATTTCTAATGTCTATATTACCAGAAATAGAAATACGATGTTCGTCTGAAGTTTGAAACGGATATACCTGATGCTTAAGATAATTTGGAAACATAATAAGAGAACCTTCCCATGTCTTATCAATATCTAATTGAGTCGTACTAATTCCACCGTCTAATGAGTTATAAATGAATTCAAACTTTGATGCAACTTTATAGTTTGATTCTCTTACATTTGGCATATTTAATTCCTCTTCTAAATCATAAGGAATTGCAATCCATATCACCCATGAAATAGCTTTGTGGTGAAAATGTATTGGATTATATTCGTGTTTCTTCTGAAAATTTACCCAAGCATCATTATCAATGACATAATTATGATTTTCATAAAAATTAAATTTTCTTCTATATTCAAGAAACGTTTGCTCTATGCATTCTCTAAACTGCCCGTTAATAACATACTGAAATTCTGTTTCTAATTGCCCAGCTAAATTAGTATTGTATTTTTCCGGATTATTATCAACTTGCTTTTGCAAGTCACAAGTCAACTCAGCAAAAATAGAAACTGGAATTCTTGTTTTAAGAACTCCTGGGTTATAAAGTTTTATTTCTGAAAATTCTAAGTTCATAATTTCACCGATAATAATTTAGTTAATAGTAATTGTAGAGGTGTCTTTACATATGCTCATAGTACCTTCGCAACAGATATTCCAATCTTGACCTGTCTTTGCCCCACGGCTTGGAACATTAATGATAACATTTTTACATAGATATTCTTTACCATCTTCGAAAACGCGCCAGACATGATCTTCTGTCCCGCGATTAGGTTGTCCTCTTGATTGATTGAATCTTATCATAAACTCAGACATATTAGATTATTTCTGCTGTTGCATCATATACTATAGGTTCAATGTACGGACGTGTACCAATGTTCATGTGAATAAATTTGAAAGGTTTGGTTGATGTGTTACGAGTAAAGCTATGCGGTAGCCAGGAATTTGCAAACATTAGTTGACCAGGAACTGGCGTAAAATTAATAGACGATGTTGCTGTGGTAATGTTAGAAGAATTATGTTCGTATAGTGGTAACATAAGTTTCATTGGTCGCGGATCATGAATCACCATTCGCGGAGGATCTTTCGGGCACTCTAAAAAATAAAAAGCAACTAACTGACAGTCGCTGTGATTATGATACTCCATTGATGAATACTTATGGTGTTCTTGACTCCAACATTCGGTAAGATAAGTCGAAAGTCCATTCATGTTGTATCCTTGATCGCTCAAAAGATTCCATGCTGTGTTTAATGTGTACTGTATCAGTGGAAGAAGATCTTCTTCGTTAGACACATCTGCTTGCACGACTGGATATACATCGTTTATTTTTGTTATTTTGCGCGCGGCCCTTAACGCCGCATTTGATGCTGCTCTTGAGAAATCAAGAAGTTCTGGCTTCATAATACTATAGATAGGTGAGCTAAAATACTGCCACTGATCAAGTATGTCTGTCATAATAAAATCCTTATGTTATGTATATTGGGAAAGATCAGCCTCTATCACTGTATCTAAAAACAGTCGGTTTCCAATCTTATTCCAACCACTGTTGACTTGATAAAATATATTTAAACCGTTGTTCAAACCATACTGAATAGCCCAACTAAGTATTTCGGCTGTTAGCGGAGCGCCTGCTTCAAGCAGTTGTAAAAAGCTAAGATCAGGATTTTCGTGTTGTCTCCAAACCATAATTACGTTTGATTCGTCTGGTTTCATCCACATCGGAATAGTATCAAGACCGAGTGGAAACTTTTCATTTCCTAACCATACACAGCTAAACGATTTGCACGGATTCTCAGGTCGTTGTTCATGTATCGAACATCCTTTTGTAGTTACAAAATGACATTTCCTTCCTGGCCAAAATTGATGGCCAAGAGCTTCTCCAGTTAACCAACCGCAGCACTTCGTGCAACTTCCACATTCTCTTGTCATATTATCTCACTTAAATTGAGGACCAGCTAACCATACTACTAGAGTTTTACGAATGCCTTTTGTCACAGGAGTTACTCTGTGTAAAATAAAGGACGGGAATGCAACTACTAAACCTTTTTGTTTTGTGACTTGAGTCGGCACGGGTGCATCAAATATCTCAAGATCTCCCCCCTCGTATTCAGAAGGATCAGATAATTGTATTACAAGAGATAATTTGCGAGGCGCATTCGTTGCATTTCCACCTCTGTCAAGATGCCACGTATAATGATCGTCTTTTCCATCGTATATAGTATACTGAAAGTCCTCTACAAATCCCCATATATCTAGATTGAAGAATTCACCGTTCAGTTGTCTTGCTATGAAAGCAATTCTATCATATATAAAATTAGTCTCGGGCGTAAGATTTATCCAACCTATTTTAGATGATCTAACTGCTTCTTCAACTTTACTATCAGGTCCAACACTAGCAGATTTGATCGTGAGACTATCACCAATACTAACTATTTTATCGATCTCTTCTTCAGTAAAACCATCACGCCATGATGCAAAAGAAATTTCTGGTATACCTAACGATGGAGAAGGAGCTATTTGATATACTGCCATTATTTACGCTCCCAAATATTATCTCGATAATGGGATTCATGACTTTGAAGCTTTCTACGTGTACCTTTGAGTGCTTTCAGTTCAGTTTCATTGAATGCTCTACATACATTTTTCGAAAACAAAGTATCTCTTTTAATTGGAATAACCTGCATTAACGGTGTACCAGCAGGTAGAATACCTTTAAAATTGGGTTCGTTCCAAACAAATGGAAAGTTAATAAACTCAAAATAACCATCGCAGTCTACCATACCCGAAAAACAAGTAAATCTTGGATCAGGTCTATTTAATGGTGGAACAAACAACAGTGAGTATCCTTTCGGGCAGTTGATTGCCCACCAGTTCATGAATTTAATTGGAGGTTTTGGTAAATGTGGAGCGGGGCATTTGTCAGATGTTACTTGCCACTGTAAATGATTCTCGATCATTGCTCTCGGATATTTGCTGTTGTATTCAATGAACGAACAATCTTCATTCGAAGTGATTTCAACATCAGCAACGAGTGGAATAATCCAACCCGTGATCATCGCATCAAGAAAAGGTGGGCATCTTTTGAGAGTAGATTGATCAAAGCCTACATCCTTCTTCATTGGCAAAGCTTTATACCATTCTGGTATCAGTTTGCGGGCAGGATAAGGTTCTGGTATATTTCCTAAATCATCATCATAGCAAAGAAATTCTAGTTTAGGCTCATTCTTTTCAAAAAACGAAAACATCAATTTTGTCCATTTCCAGGTTTTTCATAGTGTATTCCACCAGATTCAATAAATTTTTTACATTGCTCGACGTCGCTCGCACCTCTCAGAATATGATCATCATGCAAACTAAAATGTAAGCTTGAGATCCATATTCTGAGATGTGGTGGAAGTTTGTCATAGCAACGCATTACCAATGCCATTCTTTGTATGTTAACATGTTCCAAATGAATGACTCTATTATATATATGTAAATTACAGGGCTGCTAGTTCGACTAAGTTGCTCTCTGTGATGGCATCTAAGCCAATCAATGCTTGTTTGACTGCGGTAAAATCGTCATGTTTTTCATCGTAGATGACAAATGGAAAATCAGTAAATTCTCCAATATCCCATGTATTTAGAGCATTGAATACAGATTCGTATTGACTACTATCGTTGTATGATAAATGAGTAAACTCAATGTTATTATCCTGTAGCCACTGATAGGCTGCAGCAGAGTCGTTGCCACCTGTCGTAGTCAAACCAGTATAAAGATAAACGTCTTTAATTCCTACTAGCATGTATTGTTTCCTTTTTGTTATTTGTGCTAAAATGTTACACTCATCGTACCATTAGCGCTGCCTGTTCCAATATTTATAGAAACTATTTGATATGGGTATACTTTTACTGATACTGAATTTGTCGTAGTACCAATATTACCAGCGTTTCCTGATGCTCCAGGATTTGATGTGCCGGCTGTTCCGGCGGTCGCTCCAGTTCCAGCACTACCTGCTGTGCCAGTATTTCCTGCTGCTCCTGCGCCTCCTGGATTTCCAGCCGCACCATTTGTAGCTCCAGTTCCAGCTGCTCCTGTTGTGCCAGCATTACCAGCAGCTCCGGCACCGCCTGGGTTTCCAGCCGCACCATTTGTAGCTCCAGTTCCTGCATTGCCAGTCGCTCCAGCATTTCCTGCTGCTCCTGCACCTCCTGGATTTCCAGCTGCACCATTTGTAGCTCCAGTTCCTGCATTGCCAGTCGCTCCGGCATTTCCTGCAGCGCCGGCATTACCAGGACTTCCTGCTGCTCCTGGATTTGCTCCAGTTCCTGCCGCTCCTGTTGTACCAGCATTTCCGTTGGCTCCTGCACCGCCTGGACTTCCTGCTGCTCCTGGATTTGCTCCAGTTCCTGCCGCTCCTGTTGTACCAGCGCTTCCTGCAGCGCCGGCATTACCAGGACTTCCTGCTGCTCCAGCGTTTGCTCCAGTTCCTGCGGCCCCAGTATTTCCAGCACTTCCATTGGCGCCTGCATTACCAGGACTTCCTGCTGCTCCAGCGTTTGCTCCAGTTCCTGCGGCTCCTGTATTTCCTGCGCTGCCTGGTGTTCCTGCATTACCTGAACCACCGGCAGCGCCCGAAAGAAGTCCTCCATTGCCGCCTGCGCCGCCGTTGCCGTTAGTAGCACCACTTATGTTGCCTGAATTACCCGCGGTACCAGCATTGCCGGCGCCGCTACCACCTTGCTTTAAAGTCCAACCCGATGCTCCGCCTCCGCCTCCGCCGCCTCCGCCGCCTCCGCCTACACCAGCGTTGCCAGGAGATCCGGAGTTACCCGCCGTACCACCAGCTCCTCCTGCACCACCGGCGCCATTTGTTCCTGGGTTACCAGCATTGCCAGTGGCTCCTGGATTCCCAGCATTTCCTCTTGCACCGCCTGCACCACCAGCACCGTTATTTCCTGGATTACCAGCATTGCCAGTGGCTCCTGGATTACCAGCATTACCAGCAGCACCGCCTGCACCACCAGCACCGTTATTTCCTGGATTGCCGGCATTACCAGTGGCTCCTGGATTACCAGCATTACCACCAGCTCCTCCTGCACCACCAGCCCCATTGGTGCCAGGATTGCCTGTTCCTCCAATACCACCAGATGTCCCAGCTGTACCACCAGCACCACCAGTTCCTGCAGCTCCATTATTACCGGGATTGCCTGTTCCTCCAATACCTCCGGAAGTACCGGCCGATCCTCCGGCGCCGCCTGTACCAGCAGCTCCATTGTTACCGGGATTGCCTGTTCCTCCAATACCACCAGATGTCCCAGCTGTACCACCAGCACCGCCAGTTCCTGCAGCCCCATTATTTCCGGGATTGCCTGATCCACCTGGATTTCCAGAAGTTCCGGCCGAGCCAGCTGCTCCGTTTGTAGCATTTCCTCCAGCCCCACCAGTACCACCGGTTCCACCTGGAAAATTAGCTAAGGAACCAAACGTTGAAACGTTGCCTGGGTTTCCACTTGATCCCGGATTTCCGTTTGCTGCGCCAGTCCCAGCATTACCAGCAGCTCCGGCACCGCCTGGATTTCCTGCTGCTCCTGGATTAGCTCCAGTGCCAGCATTACCATTTGCTCCAGTATTTCCTGCTGCTCCGGCATTTCCAGGGCTCCCTGCTGCCCCTGGATTAGCTCCAGTGCCGGCATTACCATTTGCACCTGGATTTCCTGCTGCGCCGGCATTACCTGGATTGCCAGTAGATCCAGCGGTTGCCCCTGTTCCTGCATTACCATTTGCTCCAGTATTTCCTGCTGCGCCTGCATTACCTGGATTTCCTGCTGCTCCAGCAGTTGCCCCTGTACCTGCGGCCCCTGTTGTGCCGGCATTACCATTAGCACCGGCACCGCCAGGACTTCCTGCTGCTCCGGCGTTTGCTCCAGTTCCAGCCGCCCCTGTTGTGCCGGCATTACCATTGGCACCAGCTCCACCAGGACTTCCTGCTGCTCCAGCGTTTGCTCCAGTTCCTGCTGCTCCAGTATTTCCAGCATTTCCATTGGCCCCAGCTCCACCGGGACTTCCTGCTGCTCCAGCAGTTGCCCCTGATCCTGCGGCTCCAGTATTTCCAGCACTTCCATTGGCACCCGCACCACCTGCACTCCCTGAATTACCAGTCACTCCGCTACCGCCGCCTCCGCCGCCGCCACCGCCGCCGCCGCAAACGCACCCCCCAAGATTTGCGCTTCCACCAAAGCCACCATTTCCTCCGCCAGGAGAGCCTCCGGCGCCGCCGGGGGCAGAACAAGGCGCAAATGGGGTGCCAAAACAACCGCAGCCACCGCCCGGACTACCACCGCTACCGGCTCCGCCACCGCAAGGTCGGGCTGAACCTTGTCCGCCGCCTCCTCCCGTACCTGCGCTACCGCCAGTGCCACCAGCACCGCCGGCACCATTATTTCCTGGATTTCCAGAGTTTCCTGTGGCACCTGGATTCCCAGCATTTCCTCTTGCACCGCCAGCACCGCCGGCACCATTGGTACCAGGATTACCAGAGTTTCCTGTGGCACCTGGATTCCCAGCATTACCAGCAGCACCGCCAGCACCGCCGGCGCCATTTGTTCCTGGGTTACCAGCATTGCCAGTGGCACCTGGATTCCCAGCATTACCAGCAGCACCGCCTGCACCACCGGCACCATTAGTACCGGGATTGCCGGAGTTTCCTGTCGCTCCAGCATTTCCAGCAGTACCACCAGCACCGCCAGCTCCGCCAGCACCATTCGTACCTGCATTGCCAGTGGCACCTGGATTCCCAGCATTCCCTGCAGCACCTCCGGCTCCTCCTGGGCCGCCAGCACCGTTTGTGCCAGCATTTCCTGATGCGCCGGGATTTCCAGATGTTCCAGCTGTACCACCAGCACCGCCAGCTCCGCCGGCCCCGTTTGTGCCAGCATTTCCTGATGCGCCAGGATTGCCAGATGTCCCAGCTGTACCACCAGCACCACCAGTTCCTGCGGCCCCATTATTTCCAGGATTACCAGCATTGCCAGCAGTACCAGGATTGCCTGCATTACCAGCGTTTCCATTGCCGCCACGACCAGATATATCTATAGAATATACGCCTGCAGGAACGACGAATGTTGCGGGGGCATTGAATACTTGTGTGGCTGGAGCAGCCTTACCTGAAGCTCTAAATACATTTAATGGCATCGTATAACCTTCTTATTAACCTGTATTTGCAAGAGATAAGGCACCGAGATATGTTGTACCTCCGTCGAGGGTAAAGAAACTGAAGACATCGATTTTATTTGCACCAGTTGACATCGTCGGTGTCGAAGCATTCGGATATTTAACAGAAGCCGGCCACGTGATTATTCTCGATCCCGTGGCGTCTTGTTTACAATGAAGTGTGAAACTGTATGCATTGCCCGATGCAGGAGGATTTGAAAATGTAATTGTAATAGACGCGTTGGCCAATGTCAAATCGAATACGTTGGATAGTGATAAATCTACAGTGTGAGTAGTTGTTGTTATAGTATTGGCAACAACTGCTTCTTTGTATGAAGCAAGCTTAGGATTACTTAACACATTATTTGCCATTGCAACGTTGGCATTAAGAGTAGTAATACCAGCTACTTGTAGCGTCGAGGTTACGTTGGCAAAACCAGTGATCGTAGTATTACCGGCAGCAAGGGTGGTAATTCCAGATGCAGCACCTGCGGCTACAAGAGACGAAACAGCAAGTGGTTGACTGTTTGTAGACCAGCGATCATTTGTTTCATCCCAGACGAACTGAACGTTGGCAGACGTCCCGCGCATGATCTCGAAGCCAGCATTCTCAGTAGGAGGATTAGCTCCAAGATCTGCATTCAGCGTAACAATATTATCACCAACGTCGAGTGTTGTGGTGTTCACGTAAGTTCTTGTACCGGAAACTGTCAGGTTACCCGAGAGTGTAAGATCGGCGATTGATAATGTGGAATTCACATGAATACCAGTCGTATTGACCGTAAGTGTTGGCCCAGCAGTTACTCCAATTGTACCACTAGTTGTAATCGTTCCACCAGAAAGTCCATTAGCCGTGGCGACTGAGGTTACACCTCCACCGGTGGCACCTTGAGCACCTTGAGCGCCTTGAGCACCAGTAACACCTTGAGGTCCAGCAACACCTTGAGCACCAGTTGCGCCAGTTGCGCCTTGAACACCTTGAGCGCCGGCAACACCTTGAGCACCAGTTGCGCCAGTTGCGCCTTGAACACCTTGAGCGCCAGCAACACCTTGAGCACCTTGATCACCCGTTGTGCCTTGAGCACCAGTTGCGCCAGTTGCGCCTTGAACACCTTGAGCGCCAGCAACACCTTGAGCGCCTTGAGCACCCGTTGTGCCTTGAGCACCTTGTGCACCGGTTGCACCTTGAGCACCTTGAGCGCCTTGAGATCCGAGAGTAAGTGAAGCACCATTTAAAGTTGTAACTTGAACAATATCACCAGCAATCGCATTCGATGTAAGCGTTAAGACCGTGGTATTTGTCGTGTTATAGTCAACGGCCGCAATCTGACGCGAACCATTAATGAAGACGCTTTCAAGCCCTAAAGTATATACGAATGTGTTTGATGTGTCGTCTAATCCTGTAAACACCGTGGTATTCGATGTGACAGTAAACGTATAGGTATTCATGGTAGCAGCATTTGCCGTACCGCCTGAGCCCCAATAAACTCCTGTTCCATTCGATGAAAGAACTTGGCCGTTGGATCCAGAAGATCCGTTGGCTACGATCGTAGTGACAGCGAGAGAAGAGAGATTTGAACCAACTTCAAAGATGGCATTCGCAGCATCTGAAGAGAAGACTTTACGGTCAGTTAGGTTGACTGCAAATTCACCGTTATCAATAAAGCCGGAATTTGCTACGTCAGTAGTATTAGCTGTACGACCAGAAATTGTCGTGCGCTTAAATTGAAATTTATTTGCCATTCTCAACCTCTATATAGAGCAACGAAGCGGTTATGTAACCCCTAATATTCTATTTATACAGAAGTATCTTCAGCTTTTTTATTTTTATTTCCAAGCTTTTCAAGATCAACAATTTTTGCTTGAAGACTGGTCATGGTTTTATCGGCCATGACCAGTCTTGTTTCTAGCATGATGTTCTTACTTGTAAGATCATGTACACTCGCGAGTAATCGATTGATGTACTCATTTACAAATTCAGCTTCCATAAATTAGAATGTCCCGCCGTCGAGGGTTGCGTATACAACTGCTGTACCGTTAGACTGAAGCACGAATCCAGTAGAGCCAACAGCTAATTTTCTAAAACCGTTCGAAGAGTTAGCAACTAAAATGTCTTCTGCAGTAACAGTCGCGAGTCCAGTACCACCGCTTGTTCCAGGCAGTGCAGTCGAAAGACTCAATGTATTCGCTGTGATACCAACCGCGAGTGTCGAGTTCGCAGTAAGAGTAACGTTAGTCGCGTTCGAAACCAAACCACCAGAGTTTAGGAATGCTTGTAATGTAGCAGTAGTATAACCGGCTGCTGCAGTGTCTACAGTTGTTGTAGGTTCTGTTTGAGAACCAGCAAAGAGCTTATAAACGCCATCTGTAGCATCACGGAAAAGACCGGTATATTTAGCTCCAGTGGCACCGTATTGACCATAAAGACCGATATCAAGAATGTCGGTTGTTGCGTTTCCGTTTGCAAGCTCGATCAGCGAATCTTGGACTGTCAGGTTGGTAGTATCGATTGTCGAAAGCGTACCGAGAACAGTCAGATTTCCGGAAAGAGAAAGATCTGTAATCGAGAGTGCAGTATTAACATGGAGTCCAGCAGAGTTGACCGTGAGTGTTGAACCAGTGGTAAGGCCAACTGCATCTGCAGTGACATTAATACCGTTAGCAGCACCAACATGAACTCCAGTCGCGTTAGCTGTAAGACCATCACCGCCAACAACGTTGATACCAGCGCCATCAACAGAAATACCGTTAGCAGCTTTGGCAAAGACGCCTGAAGTATTCGATACAATACCGTTGTTTGCTACAACAGCAATCGTGGCTGCACCACCTTCACCAGATGAGGATCCAGAAATACCGTTACCAGCTGTGATAGTAGCAACATAGTCGCCTGATGTACCCGAACCAAGAGCAACGTCGCCTGAAAGTTGCGATGTGGCAATTGAAAGTGCAGCAGCATTGACATAAACGCCCGAGGTATTCGAAACAATCGTACCGTTACCAGATACGACATGCACACCTGTTGCGTTCGAAGCAATACCAGCTCCGGCAACAACAAAAACGCCTGTTGCGTTTGCAGATAGACCGTTATTTGCAATAACGTGTACGCCTGAGGTATTTGAAGCAAGACCGCTATTTGCAACTACAGCAATCGCGTCTGCAGAGACGCTGATACCGTTACCAGCACCAACATCAAGAGTTACCTCGCCAGATGTACCGCCACCAGTAAGACCAGAACCGGCTACGACTGATGTAATATCACCATCTTGAGGTGTTACCCAGTATACAGCTGTTCCGTTCGATGCAAGAACTTGTCCTGCAGTACCATTTGTGCCATTTGCATTAAGAGCAACGTTAGTTCCAATATTGATCTGTGTGGCATTTGCTACGAACGCCGTACCAACACTCACAATCGCTGCGTTCACGGTGCCTGTAGAGAATACACCGGTGGCATTCGCAACAAAAGAATTAGAACCAACGACGAAGTTACCGCCAGAGCCAGCAAGAACGCCGCCGGCAACAGACAGTTTATTATTGGTATTATCAAACGTAAAGTCTGCGTCTCCGGCTAATGCGCCAGAATTATTAAATTGAACTTGTGTATTTGAACCAGATACGCCAGAAGTAGGAGTTTCCCAATAAGCGGCTGTTCCATTTGAACTCAGTACTTGTCCGTTGGTACCCGTCGAACCATTGGCTGTAACTGTTGTCACAACAGCGTTAGCAACAATAATCTTGTCGATACCAGAGGTACCATTCGCAACGAGTGCTTGGTTGGCGGTCAGTATACCAGGATTAAATTTACCGGCAATGGTGATCGAAGCACCATTCGAACCAATAAATAAGTGATCGCCATTTGCTGTAAACGCTAATTCACCGTTAGCTAATGTTGGCGCATCAGCTGTCGTTAACGACCTTTTAATTTGAATTAAATTGTCTGCCATTTGGCTATTCCTTTTAGGTTAAAATGATCCGCCGTCGAGATCTACTGCTAGATCCGCGAATGACAGTTGTCTCACCTCATATTTATCATTTTGAGAATTGTAGATTAATGTAGCGCCATTGGCGGCTTCAACGACGCTGACGTCGAGTATGTTTTCAATACTTCGTATTTCTTGAATTTGATTTTTCAGAGTAATAGGACCAGCAGATGATAATCTGCCGTTGTTATTTGTAATTGTAGCGACTAAACGAGATGCACCTGCCATTATCTTGTAACTCCTGGTGTAACTGTGACGATACCTTCAACAAGACGAGAAACTGTTCCGCTGCCATCAGTCAACTCACAGTCATATACGTATCTTCCGGCTGTAAGGCCATTTGTGGTATTTGCCGACATCGAAAGAGCGACGACGCCAGTCACAGCAGTAATCGAAACTGTAAATGCGGTTTGAGCGGTCGAAGTATAATGCTTACGCATCTGAGCGGCACCTGTAAATCCTGTAAGATTTACGATGTTACCATTTTCATCAGTCACATCAATAGACGTAGCAAATGAAGTGCCTTGATCGATAATGATATTTGCTTTCAGTGCCATTTAATTCTTCCGCTATGTTTATTCAAAACTATAAGATGTTACAGTTATCACCCAATATTTAGTTTCTGCACCATTTGATGCTGATACGTTAAACGTTTGTTCATTGAAACCACCTGTATAAGCTGCTACAAGTTCAATTGATGAAGCACTTCCTCCACTTGCAACACTGGCGTATCCACTAAATCCATCTCCTCCAGTATAAGTCCAAACTACGCTTGAAGAAGCTGTGATAGTATAACCTGCTTGGGAACCATACGCTTCGGCAGTGTCAAAAGTCGGAGATGATATTGTGCCGCCCACGGGACTAAAAGTAACTAAGGCTACATCTGCATACGGACGTATTCCTACATATTGCCACGTAGATCCATTCCACATTTTAACGGCGGCAAAATCTTGGCTCCCGACCCACGACGAGCCGTTCCAATATTTAACAGGTTTAGCAGATAGGAACGTTAGCGGCACTTATTATTCTCCTGGCTTAGATGGCCAAACAACGTCTGCTGCATTTGTATAAGTCTGAGGAAGATCTCTTAAAGTTTGACGATATGTAGCCCAAGCAGTTTTATCTCCAGGCCAATCTGCCATTTGAGTATAGTCAGATAAAGCTAGAAGATTATTTCTTTTCGATCTAATTTGTTCCCAAGTAATTACCACGACTCGATCTTGCAAAACAAGATTTCCTTGTGATAAAACCAATTCTTTATTTTGCATATTCATACCATGGAGAAACTGCTGGTGTTGCTCTGCGGTAATTTCAACAATATCTTGCGGCAATGACGGATACCCAAAATCAGTATCGTAAAAACCTTTTGTTGTTGGGCTGTAGTAAATTGTCATTTTATTAATATCCCATTGCTAACCAGTAACCGGTATGAGAACTTTCATCTCCGTTAAACCAACTGAAACCAGTTGTTGATACACTAAAAATGGTTGCACCTTTAGAAGCCTGTCCAAATACGCCTGTATCTCCTACGCCATTCATCACAGCTCGGGCAACCGCGGTGAACGATGTTGGAAATGATCCAGATCCTGTAGTATTTGGAGTAACAGTTACTGTTCCCCACTGAATAATTGCTCCGTTTGGCAACTTAGTCCATCCATTTGACGAGAGACTTTGTGTATATCCTGTAGTTCCTGCAGTGTCAATCCAGATATCACCAGCCGCTGAAGCAGTAGGTTGAGTCGCTGTTACAAAAACTTGGCCGCCACTTGTAAATCCTGCGGTGACGTGTCTTAGAATAGGCGCGACAGCACCAGATGCACTTCCTTGGGCACCTTGTGGTCCGGTTGCACCTTGAGCACCTGTTATACTTGAACCTGCCGCGCCTTGAGCACCAGTTGCACCTTGTGCTCCGTTTATTCCAGGAGATCCTTGAGGACCAGTTGCACCTTGAGCGCCTTGTAATCCTTGAGCACCTTGAGGACCAGCAACTGAAGATGCTGCACCTTGTGCACCTGTAAGGCCTTGCGGTCCCTGTGGTCCTTGGATACCTTGCAAACCTTGGGCGCCTTGAGGACCGGCAACGGTTGAAGCAGCACCTTGAGCACCAGTTGTTCCTTGCGGTCCCTGAGGTCCGATAATTCCTTGTGCACCTTGTGGTCCCGTCGGTCCTTGAACCGAAGGTCCTTGTGGTCCTTGAGAACCAGTTGTTCCCTGTGGACCCTGGGAACCAGTTATTCCTTGCGCGCCTTGTGGACCAGGAACTGTCGAAGCTGCGCCTTGAGCACCAGTTGGTCCTTGAGAACCGGTAGATCCTTGTGCACCTTGAGCACCAGTTGCACCTTGCGCACCTTGAGGTCCAGCAAGTTGCGTCCACACCAAGTTAGCTGTCGCTCCACTTGATGCAAGGACGAAACCTGTTGTTCCAGCAGATTGTGTAGGTAGAAGGTTATTGATCGATCCGCCTGTACCGCCCCGAGATGTAGGAAGTGTACCGACAGTAATAGCAGATGCATCAACAAATACGCCTGCCGCGTTTACTGTTAAACCAGCATTCGCTACAAAACTAATCGTAGGATTTCCAGAAACGCCGTTGCCGTTTGTTACGCTAATGCCGTTCGTAGAAGCAATCGATACCGTAGTACCTGTTCCTGTACCAGTTCTGACTACGATACCATTCGCCGAGATATTGTATACGGTGTTAGCATTGCTTGCTGTACCAGTATAGAGCGACGAGTTAACGCCTGCTCCACTCGGGAAATTCACCGTATTTGTAACGGTGATATTGTTTGCAAAGACATCAAAGCGAGCAGTCGTAGTACCAAGTGCACCACCGTTTGCATCTGGTCGTAGTGTTCCATAAGATGTCGTATTAAATACGAAAGCATTGAAACGGTTTGAAGTATTACCGAGTGGCTGCTGATCTGCAATCAGAAGAACCCCGCCTTGACCGATGGTAACGTTGGCGTATACAAGAGAACCATTTACTACAAGGTTACCAGATACAACAAACAAGTCGTTTTTAAAGTGCGCGTTGGCTTCTACGTCGACACGATCATAGAAGATCGCGTTGCCAGAAGCAACTAGACCGTTATCAACCTTAAATCTATTATTTGCGCCTGACATATATTACCTTACTTAATGAATTGAGCAACAACTTTTGCAGCCGTGCTAGATCTTGTTTGATTGACATATACTCTTACGTTTGCAGTAGCCACGTTCGCAGAGAAAGTACCAAGTAAGCTGACTCCGGAATTAGCTGCAACAGGTGAAGAAACCGTACCATATGTTGTAAGCTGCGCAGTCGAATTATCATGAGCAAGTAGTACTTCAGAGATCTGTGTATTACCAGCATTTTTCAATTGAATGAGAAGTTTAGCAGTGCTATAGTCTGCCTTTGGATATTCGAAGACAAGAAGATCTGAACCAGTCGTAGCTCCAAGATTTCCGTTTGCAAAGATATCAACTACGTGCTCAGTCTTGAAAGTCACGATGTTTGCATGTGTAGCAGGACCAGTCACTGCGAGCGTATTCGCTAGAGCAGTTGCTCCTGTTACTCCAAGAGTACTCGAAAGCGTTGTAGCTCCAGTTACAGTGAGCGTATTCGAAAGATTCGTATTTCCTGTAACCGTCAGCGTATTTGCAAGAGCAACGTTCGAACTGACTGTCGCAGCACCTACAACAACAAGATGGCTTGTCGGCGTAATGGTAAGATTCGCAGATGCAGTGATCGATCCATTACCAATCGCCGTATTAAACGTTGCATTCCCAACAAGAACCGTAGTAGCATTTGCAACGACATTCGCTCCGACTGCAACAACTGTTTGGTTAGCAGTAACAATACCTGCAAAGAATCCTGTCGGTGTAACGTTAGATGTCGACGTTGAGTTGACAATGCTAACAATTCGAGTATTCGCTAAAACGGTATTACTACCTTCTGCGGTGAAGAATCGAAGCGATGTTAACTCAGAAGCGTTAAGCGTATTACCTACAAATACTCCGCTACTATTTGCTACAACGTTACCAATCGCACCTGTTCCAGTGATTTGCACTGTACCACCATTGGTAGCATTTGCCGTGACGTTTGCGCCGAGCGAGATCTGAATAGTATTGGCAGTAAAGATGCCAGTTTTAAATGCGTTCGGTTCGATGTTTGCAGTGGCACTCGAGTTAGCGATGCTAATGATTCGAGTATTTGCAAGAGTGGTGTTTGAACCTTCAGATGCAAGGAAACGAACTGATGTGACTTGTGAAGAGTTTAAAGTATTACCTACATGCAGGCCACTACTATTTGCAACCGTATTGCCGACCGTACCAGTTCCTGTTACTTGGATCGTGCCGCCGTTGGTAGCATTCGCAGTGACATTGGCACCAAGTGAAACTTGAATGGTGTTAGCTGTAAAGATGCCTGTCTTGAAACTGATAGGATCAATATTTGCAGATGATGTTGTATTGGCAATGCTAATGATCTGATTGTTTGCGAGTACGGTATTGCTACCTTCTGCGGCAAAGAATCGAACACTCGTCATCTGACTGTTCGTAACAGTATTGCCTACATATAGGCCGCTGCTATTTGATACACTGTTACCTACTGCTCCGGATCCTGTGACTTGGATCGTACCACCATTCGTGGCATTAGCAGTGACATTGGCACCTAATGTAATCTGAATCGTGTTCGCTACAAACAATCCAGTGCTAAAGCTAATTGGATTCATCGTAGCAGTGTTAGTGCTATTCGCGGCAACAACTGCGAATGCAGTTGCTGTTGTATTCGTGGTCGAGTTCGACTGAATCGTCAGCTTCGTTGTGTTAGCGACAAGGTTTGCACCAGTCAAACCAGCATGTAGACCGTACTGCCACATGAATGTGTTCGAAGAACCATTGGCAACTTCCAGACGAATTTCGGTCGATGTCACGTTGCTCAGAACAGTGTTCGTACTGATCATGAGATTCGCAAACGAACCGTTGACGTTTCCGCCTTTCATCCAGTTTGTTACGACGAGATTATTAGCCCCGAATGTTCCGTATAGCTGAGCTGTTCTTGGAAACGCAGTGTTACCCGTGTTTGCATACGTGCTATTTGCAGTGATGATTTCTGTCGAAAGCGCGTGAAGAAGTTCATTGGTCTCGAGGAGCCAAACCTCGAACGAGTCGGTAATTACATCAACATTAGCTACTGGTCTTGACATTAATTTCTTCCATTCACTACTTGTAAGAGTAGAGTTTTAATTTCTTTGAGATCGTCTTCGACTGCACTGATTCTATTCGATAGCTCTTTGCTATTCTTCGCTTTCGATCTCTCTGCTACAAACTTTGCATAAGATGCATCGTCTGTATTTATGAAAGCTCCAGTAGAAGTATCTTTCATGAATCCATCAGTTTCAGTCTTGACTAACATTATGCGGAAACTCCGATAACCTGAATAGCCTCTACCTTTGGAACAATGTGAGATTGCGTTGCAAGAAGAACGATCTTAATTTGCATCGATGTATAGCGATCGAACTCTACATATTCTGAGTTGACATATCTTACAGTGTTATCATTTTCAACATTGTTCCATGCAATATTTCTGTACTTCAGTTTATCGATAACAATATCTGATCTTGTAACTCCGGCCGACACGAGACTTGAAGTTGTAATGTTTCGATATGTGCTGATCGCAGTAGTATTTGCTGCCGAGACCACGAACACTTCATGATTACCAAAGTCTTGATCTTTGATTCGAATCAAGTCGCCAGCAGTCACTGTCGCCGAATGATCGCTTGTTGTAGTAATTGTATTCGAACCAGATGTAATTGATCCAGTTCCTGGAAGAGCGACTTGAAGTTCAGGAGCAGTATCAAATCCATATGTAAACTCGTAGAAGTCATTTGGATCTGTCGAGCTAAAGCGATCGATATTATCTTTTAATACAAGCGGAGTCCATGCTTTACTTTGGAATGATTCTCTGTCTGCCGCGTTATGCACTTTTGCATAGACTTTGATTTCTGTTCCGGCTGGGCGATATCCTGTCAGATATACTACGATATCTTCTGCATACTTGTCTTGGGCAAATCTAATAACTTTTGAAAGATACTTCGATTTAGCAAGGCCGTTTGCGCCAGTTTCTGTATCATAACTAGCAATGCTACTAAGTCCTACT